GGTCTGGTCACCTTCGGTGAGTTTCTTCTGCTCGCCTGCCTTCTCGTCCCGGTACCAGGCCAGCACGCCGGTGTAGTTGCCGGCCTCGGCCAGGCCGGCGATGTCGTCGGCGTCCGGCAGTTTGGATTCCAGCTCCAGGGCGGTGGTGTAGCTGTCCGGCGTGAAGCTGTGGCGCACGTTGGCACCGAGCCAGACCACGGCGTCGATGTCGGCCTTCACGCCGATCAGGCTGTAGGTGAGTTCGGGGATCAGGTCCGGGCGGCCCTTTGCCAGGGTGTAGCTGAGCGTGGCGGTCCCGCGCTGCAGGCGGGACCACTCGGCGCGAGCGGCGCGCAGGGCGGCCTCCTGGTCGGTGTAGGTGTGGCGCAGGTCCTTGAGGTTGTCGCCACCGCCCGCGATGGCTTCTTTCTTCTCGGCGCTGTTCAGCTCGTAGTAGTAGGCGCGCACGCCGCTGTAACTGTCGCGGTCGGCCTGCAGGTAGCGGTGGCCGTCGCCATCGGCGCGGGTGAGCGTGATGTGCGGCAGCGCGGCACCGCTGGCTGTGGTGCTCTTGCCGGCTGGCATGAACAGCAGGCGCCCGGCCTTGATGCTGGCGATGGCGTCGAACTGCTGGCCGAGGCGGCTGAGCAGGTTGGCGTCGGATTCATTGGCCTGGTCCACCTGGGCGAGCTGGATGACCGATAGCGCCGCGCTGATCACTGGGCTGAGCCCGTAGGCGGCGGCCACGGTCTGGACGATGGCGCCCAGGGTCTGCCCGCTCCAGCTGCGTTCCTTCTTCGATTTGAGCCCCTCGCGCAGGTCGGCGCTGCGGGCGCGGATGTTGAGCACGTCCGGCGCGCCGCTGTGCTCGACCTCGTCCACGGTGTAGCTGCCCTTGTCCACCAGGCCGGTATCGTGCCAGCCGAGCCAGAGGCGCACCACGGCGCCGCGTGGCGGGATAGCCAGCAGGCCGTCGTGGTCGCTGAGGCTGATGCTGAGCTGGTCGGCCTCCATGCCGCGGTTGTCGGTCAGCTCGATGCTGATGAGCCGCTGCTCGATGGCGCTGGTGATGTCCTGCCCGTTGACTACTACGCGGCAGATCGGCTGCGGGTAGGCGGTGGCGTCGCGGTACTTGTCCGCCGCCTGCTGGGCGTAGCCCTTGGCCTGGTCGAGCAGGCCTTTGCCCTGAGTGAGCAGTTCCTCGATCACAGCAGCCTCCGCAGGAGGTTGCCGCCGGCGGCGATGGCGCTGCCGAGCAGATCCACCCGGCCATCGTCGATGCGTTTGAGCATGAGGGTGAACTCGATGCGCCGCGCCTGCCCGTCGCGGAAGAACAGCGTGCGCGTCTCGCTCAGGCTCTCGATGATCCAGGTGCCGTAGATTTTCCCAGTGCCCTCCACCAGCGGCCAGGCCTTGCCGGTGTCGGCCATGGTGCGCAGGGCGTCCAGGCTCAGCTGGGTCCCGGCCAGCGCGGGCAGCAGTACGCCTGGCAGGGTGATGCTGTCATCACCGCGGCCAAGGTACTGGCGCGCCGGGTTGGTGCCGATGCGGCTGGTGGAGCCGTGGCGCCATTCCGTCTGCCGCTGGAATTCCTGGTAGGCCAGGGTCTCCAGCGAAAAGACGAACATGCCGAGGGCCATCATCATGGTCCATTACTCCTGGTAATCAGTCCTGGTCGAATAGGGACGAGCGGGCACGGGCGCCCTTCTCGCGCTCGAGGCGTTCCAGCTCGGCACGCACCATGCGCGCGATCGCGGCGGGGTCCATGCCTGCTGCTGCGTTGATGTTGACGTTGTAGGTGTTGCCACCCGCGCCTGCTGCGGCAGCCGGTGCGCGTGCGGCCAACGGTGGGCGCGAGTCGAGCGGAACATCGGCAGCCAAGGCAGCGGAACCGCCAGCCTCCATGCCAGCGAGTGCGGCGAACGGGTTGCCGGCGCTGGCCAGTGCGCTGCCGCCGGCATCGGCAAGGCCCTGCCCGACGCCTTCCATAGCAGCGAACGGGTTGCCCTGCCCCTGCTCGAGGCCCACCGCCAGGCCGTCCATGGTGTGGCCACCGAGTTCGGCGAACACCCGCGACGGCGAGTGAATGCCGAGCAGGTTCTTGAAGGTGCCGATAACGCTTTCGGCCATACCCCCGATCGACGCGGTGAGGTTAGGAAACATGCTGGTGAAGCCGTTGATCAGGCCCTGCACCAGGTTGCCGCCGAACTCGCTGAACTTGCCCGGCAGCTCCACCCCGAACCAGCCCAGCACACCGGCGAACGCGCGGTAGAACAGGCCCAGCGGGCTGAAGTTGAGGATGGTGGCTGCGATGCCCCCAATGCCTCCGGCGAAGCCCTGCTTGATCTCGGCCCAAAGCCCGAGGAAGAACGGGGCGACGCGGCCCCAGTTGGCAATGAGCAGCGTGGCGCCCAGGACGAGCGCGCCGATCAGCACGCCCACCGGGTTGGCCATGGCAGCAGTCGCGACCAGGCGCAGCCCGGTAGCCACCAGCGGCAGCGCGGTCTTGCCCAGGTTGAACAGCGTGCCGGCCAGCCCGGCGCCCTTGATGCCGAACAGCGTCATGCCGTAGCGCAGCATGGCGAACGGGCCGAGGATGCTGGCGATCGCCAGCGTGAGCCCACCCATGCCAGCCATGAGGATGCCGATGCCCGCAGCGGTCTTGACGATGTTGGCGGCCAGCTTGGGGTTCTCAGCAATCCAGCCCTTCACCCCGCCGATGATGCCGGTGATGGTCTGGGTGATCTCGCGCATGGGGCCGTTTTGCTGCTCCTGCAGCTGGATGCCCAGGTCCTCCCAGGCGCTGCCCATGGCCGAGAGATCGCCGCGCAGGTTGTCGGCCATGGTCTTGGCCGTGGCGCTGGCCTCGCCCTCGGTGTTCTTGAGGGTGCTGACGAACTCCTGCAGCGCACCGCTGCCGGCCTGCTTGACCAGCACCTGCAGGCCTGCGACCGCCTCTTCGCCGGCGATGCCCTTGAGCAGGCCGGCGCGGTCGGCGTCGCCCATGTTCTTGGTTTTCTCGTAGATCTCCTGAAGCACGGTGGGCATATCGCGCAGGTTGCCCTGGGCATCGACGGCGCTGATGCCGAGCGTCTTCAGGGCGTCCGCTGCGGCTTTGGGCGGTGCGCTCAGGCGGTTGAGGATAGCGCGCAGCGCGGTGCCGCCCATGCTGCCTTGAATGCCCGCGTCACCCAGCTTGCCGGCCATGGCGGCGACCGTTTCGATGTCCTGCCCCACCGATGCGGCAACTGGTGCGGCGTACTTCATCGTTTCGCCGAGCATCTGCAGGTTGGTATTCGAGCGGGTGAAGGTGCCGACCAGGACATCACCCAGGCGCCCGGTTTCGCTCGCCTGAAGGTTGAAGCCGGTGAGGATGTTGGAGGCGATGTCGGCGGTTTCGGCGAGGCCACTATCTCCTGCCTTGGCGAGATCCAGCATGCCGGGCATCGCCGCCTGGATGGATTCAGCCTTGAAGCCGGCCATGGCCAGGAATCCTTGCGCCTCAGCCGCCTGCCCCGCGGTGAATTGCGTGTCGGCGCCAAGCTGACGGGCCTGCTCGCGTAGCGCGGCCATCTCTTCCGACGCACCGTCGAGGCGGGTCAGCGCCTGCACCTTGCTCATGGCAGCGTCGAACTCCAGCCCTGGCGCCATCAGCTGCGCGCCGGCGTAGAGCATGCCGCTGCCGGTGGCCAGCCCGCCGGCACCGCTGGCGGCCATGCTGCCGGCGAGCTGCTGGGTACGGTCATAGTCGGCCTTGGCCTGGCCGAGGCGCTTCTGCTGGGCGGTGAGCTGTTTGAGGCGCTGCTTCTGCTGGCCCATGGTCTGGTTGGTGCGCTCAATGCGCTGGCGCAGCTCACGTTCGTGATCGGAAAGGTTGCGGGTGCTGATGCCCGCCTCGCCGAGTTTGCCGCGCAGGCCCTGCAGCTCGCGCTGTTGCTCGTTGTGTTTCTGCTTGAGGGCGTGGCCCTGGCGGACGGCGCTCTGGAATTCACGCGTCAGCGCCTTGGTAGGCGTTTCGGCTGCAGCCATTTCGCGGGATAGCGCCTTGATGCGCTCGCGGTTGGCCTGCAGGGCGCCGCCGGTTTGGTCGGCAGCGCCCTTGAGGTTGCGGAATGAACTGACGTCCTTCTGCAGGGCCTGCAGGCCCTTGAGTTCGCCGCGGGTGTCCTTGAGCGCACGACCCAGGCTGGTCGCACCGCTGGCAATGGTGCGCAGCGGGCGTGTGGCGTTGTCCAGCGCCTGGAGGTTGACCTTGAGGTTCAGATCACGCGCCATGCGTGCGCTCCCATCGTTCGATGGCGCGCTCGCGCCAGTCCATCAGTTCATGCAGGGGCATGGCGTTCATCTGCTCCGGCCCCCAGTGGAACACCAGGGCGATGTCCGCCATCACGTCATCTACGCTTCTTGGGATTCCAGCGCCTTCACGCGCTTCCAGTTCAAAAAACCGGCGATTTCATCCGCGCAGTCGTACAGGTCGGCGGGGTCCATCGCGGCGACTTCCTGCTCGGTCAGGCTGGGCTGACTGATGCGCGGCACCAGACGGATGGTGGCGCTGACGTCGCCGTTGAGCAGATCGGTCAGCTTGAGGCCGCGCAGCTCGCCAGACGCTGGCTTGCGCAGGACGATCTCGGCGATTTCAGTATCACCACGCTTGATCGGCGTGCTGAGCTCGATGGGTTCGCTGGTCTTGCTCATGGTTGTGCTCCTTGGGGTTGGGTTGCCGCAGCGCTTGGCGGCTGCGGCGGGTTGCGAAACGGTGGGCGCTGGCCGCGTATGGCTTACAGGCCGATGGCCTTGCGGTGCTCGGCGAGGCGGTCTTCGCCGTTGACCATGAAGACGAAGTTGAGCAGGTCGATCTCGATCTCGACGTTGCCGT